AACAGTTCTTCCATACTTTTGAAGTTTATCAGAAGCAATTTTAATATCATCCACATCCGGATTGTATATAAAGGCATTTGTTAACAAAGCTGCAACATACACTTCACCCTCCGGTGTTATGCCTTGTGGAGGCGGCGGAACATCAGCTACATCAGTAGCATCAGCCTCAACATCAACATTTACATCAACTTCTTCTACCGCATCTTGCTCGAGAAAAATCTTTTTATATTGTTCTATTAATTTTAAAGTTTTCATTTTTTCATTGCATCTAAAAATTTCTTTGATGCGATTTTAGCACCCTTAGAATAATTACGTTTCGCCATTTGTATATCTCTAGCAGCTGGGCTCATCATCTGCCCTACTATACCCTGATCAGGTATATTCATAATTGCAGTTACACCTTCAATTTTATCTTTTAGTTCATTGTCTTCAACAGGTAGTTTTTTCTCAACCTCTAAATCATATCCACCGCTTTTGTCTACAAACTCTAAAAAATTATCAAACCACGAACTAATGCTATCCGGAACTGTTACTTTAGCCATAAAATTTCCCGTCGCGTCCTCTATTTTAATTTCGAATGGTCCTTTACCGGCTTCTTCCCCGGGCGTGTTTTCTTGTACAAGTTTAAGAAACTTACTCATGTATATATTTATGGAAGTAGTGAGAGTTTTATATTTATATTAGATAGAAACTCCGCTTCAATTTGCTGTAATTCGTATCTTCGAAGGAAGAGTCTAAATTTATAGAAAGAAACAGCTGATGTATCTTTTTTATTAAACGACATATAGTCTCTTTCTTCAAGAAACGTATCAAACTCTTCTTCACTATACGTAATATTAGTAGGAAGTGCATTAAAGATACGTTTAACGAGTGTATACTCAATAGTTTTATTGTCAGTCTTGTAGTAAAACCACTTTTTATTACCAGAAGTTGAGCAGACTTTAACTAACTCCTTGATAATGAAGTGAATACCAAGCTTATTTTTGTCTTTTCTGGTTAATTTAAGCTCATTTTCTGTTATATACAACAGATATTGGTTAAAAGACCTTGCTAAACACTTATTAAGGTTAATAAACTCAAAACCACGTATATTATCATTTACGCCTTCCGATTCTGACGTTAATAATTCCGTTGTAGTAGTCATCTCTTAGTAGTACTTCTTTCTCAAATTGTAATCTAGTTTCGTGATAACTCAACTCCCACTTAGAATCACACCATCTAAGGATTTCAAACTTAAAATTACCCTTTCCGAGTATTCTTATATGTTCATTAAGCTCATTTGAAGAAGAAGTATACGTCTTCCAGTCAGTTTCTATTTTTTCGTGTCGCTTATTCTTTTTTCCCTTCAAGGGGGGACGCTTTCTTATTGACTGGCACTGTTTTTTACCAATATACTTCTTGTCATTAGTAAGATTAGTTATCTTATAAATGAAACCGTAAGGTAGGTCCGTACTTTCTTCTAGAACCCCCTCCCAATGACCTAAATCTACCACTTTTTACATGACCAGTAACCAGCAGAGAACTTATCCTTCTTCTGATCACACTTATGACGTGCGCGGAATGACTTTCTACGCTTTGGATTGCTCTTTTTGATCTTCATATTCGGATCCCCAAAGCGAACAATCTTTTCTTTACCATCTTTACAAGCTTTAACAACGAATTTCTTAGAACCACCTGAAGTACGACGAGGACTATTACACTTCATACGATCTTTGTCTACCTTTTCAGCATCCTCTTCCGGCTCTTCTTCCATTTCACCATGAGTCTTTTTTGACGGTGCACTGGGCGGCCGCGTACGCCTATATCTACCACCAGATCCATCACTTGCAGCATCTACATTACTCGGCGCACCACCTCTGGACATATCATATGATTTACCTTTAGGTGCTTTTGATGTACCTTTTTTCCAATTTTCCTTTAAAAGACGTTCTACTAATTCGTCGAATTGCATAATAATATTTATATTAACAGTGATAATTTAAATAGCGCTGTAGTGCTTTTGCATAATGAGTGCCTTTATCCTTTAACTTACCCTTTGCTCCTCTCACCTTACTACAAGACAGCTTACCTAATCTCTTCTTTAGGATGCCAGGCTTAACGGGCTTATGTACATCTTCAGCATTTTCACTCTTTTTCTTTTTCTTCTTCCAGTTAACACGCTTTGGTCCCTTCTTTTTATACATCTTACCCTTGATGCTCTTACAAGCCGCCTTAGTTGGTCGACAAGCTGGGTAACTACCACCCGACTTTTTAGATTTACGACCACAAGGACCGCCAGTCTTACAATTCACCCACCCTTTAAACTTCTTACCAGTCTTAGGATCGGTACCCCCTCTATCAAACCACTGACGTAACGAGTCACTAGCTTCGAGAACTTCTCTTTGAGACATACTCATTTCTTTTTCTTCCAGATTTTACCCTGTCTACATCTTACAATAGCACCTGACTTATAAGCAGAAGTCTTTTTACCATAAACAGAGTCTGCTCTGCGCTTACATCTATCAGCTTTCTTTTTCTTTTCAGCATCTTCCTCAGGCATACCTTCTTCATTTTCTTCTCCCGTTAGAAACAACCCATCAATCCCATCATCTTTTTTCTTTCCTCTCTTTTTATGGAGATTACCAGGTTTACGTGTTTGAACTCTTCCTTTTCCTAAAGCTTTTGGCACTCTTGCATCGCCTGGTGCGTATGTGTCACGAGAAGTCGGGTCATCTGGAGTATAAATATCATGCGTTGATGGTCCGTCACCAAAAGCGCCGCCAGCTCCTGAAGTATTACTCTCTCTTAATGCTCTTAAAAAATACTTTTCAAATCTACCTGTGGATTCCATTATAATTATATTTATAATATAAGAATGGAATTGCTAAAAAAGTATATTGAAGAAATTGGACAAGATCTTGTACTCGATGACTTTAATCTTAAAGAAGCACAAATGAGACTACCGGCTCGTAAGCATTTTTGGGTCGCGAGACTAATAGAAGCAAAAATTAAACGTAATTCCTTTATTGGTGATAAGAAAAAAATTAAAAAAGAACTAGTTAAAAAGGTAATCTCTGATTCCCCAGTAAGAATAAGTCAATCTGCTGCTGAATCAGCTGCTGAAAGACATGAATCGATAGATAATCTTAATAAAGGTATCGCTGAGCAGGATGCAATAATAGAATATCTTGAAAAAGTTGAAAAGGTACTTGGTAATATGCACTGGGAGATCAAAAATATTATCGATATTAATAAAATGGAGCAACTTTAATGCTAACTTTTGACTATAAGCCGAGTAACCGGAAAATTCAGCTTAGAACTGACGATACAGATCTATTTGAACGTATAAGAGAGCATTTTAGTGTAGAAAATGAAGGAGCTAGATTTGCTAGATATAGAGGTAGGTTTGCTGCAAGAAGAAAGTATGCAATAACAGGTACAGGAGCTTGTGAAGTTGGATTGTATTGGGAGATTAGACAGTATCTAATTAATAATCAGATCAAAATTGACGTTGAAGTCACAGATAAACTACAAAAGATACTTAAAGTTGGTCGTAATATAGAGCTATATAAAGACTTTACGCTTACATTACGGGAATATCAGGAAGATGTAATAAAAAGAGCCTTAAAACTTGGCAGAGGTACATGTGTTTTAGGTACCGGCGCTGGTAAAACTCTTACAACTGCAGCTTTAATTGAGAATTACTTTCAATCTTGTCCTGATAAGGATACTTTTAAATGTGTTGTACTGGTTCCTGACTTAGGACTAGTAACTCAAACGTACGATGAGTTTATTAACAGTGGGACTACCTTTAAACTTACTAAGTGGACCGGTAAAACTAAGCCAGATCTAACGGCTAACGTTGTTATATGTAATATTGGCATAGTTCAGAGTCAGTTTGATACAAATGATTGGTTAAAGTATGTGGATTTACTTATAGTTGATGAGTGCCACAAGATAAAAGCATCAAACAAGATCAGCAAAATAGTATCTAAGATCACAACACACAACAAATATGGGTTTACAGGTACACTTCCGGAGAATAACTTAGATAAATGGTCGATTATAGGTAAATTAGGCCCAGTTATATATGAAAAAACGAGTTATGAGTTAAGATTAGAGGATTATTTAGCGAATGTTAATGTAAAGGTGCTAAATCTCGAGTATAACGCACCCCCGCGGTACCTTTCTGACAATGCATACAGAGAAGAGTTAGATTTTATATATGAGAGTGATTTTCGAAACTCGTTTTTAGCAAAATTATGCGGTAAGCTAGATAATAATACATTAATTTTGGTTAATCATATTAAACACGGGGAATTACTTAAAGTATACCTTGATACTCTAACAAATAAGCAGGTATACTTTATTAGAGGTGAGGTTGAAGTAGAAGAGCGTGAAAAAATAAAGAAAATAATGGAAAAAGATGCTAATGTTGTGTGTATCGCTATAAGTGCTATATTTTCGA